TACTGGTCGTCGTTCTGGTCCAGGAGGTTATGGAGGTAGGTCTGGAGACGGGCGCAGTCGCCGGGGACGGATTCCAGTGGCGCGACGGATTCGGTGACGAGGACCTTGCCGTAGAGGCCAGCGCGGTGACCGGCGACGGAACCGGCATAGCGGATGCGGGTGTCCCGGGTGCGCCGGAGGAGTTCGCGATCGACGTCGGATGCACCGGTTTGGTCCTTGGTGGGGGAGACGCCGGACTCAGTGAAGAGGGTCCGGACGCGCTCGCCGTTGATCTGGGCGTAATCGCCCCAGGCGTTACGGGTCCACCACTGGCCGGAATTGGGGTCGTAATGGAGGTCGTCAAGCGGATTAGGTGACGCGGGCTGCGGCGTAGCGGGAACCGGCCGTGGTGGATCGCCAGCTGCGTCGAGGAGGCCCTGGATGGATACGTCAGCGGGGATGGGGTCGGCGAGGTCCCAGCCGTCAGGGAGTGTGGCTGGGAGGGAAACGAGGCGGGCGGCCGGTAGGCGGGCTTTCAGGTAGACCATGGCGTCCCGGCCGGGTTTGTCGTTGTCGGGCCACAGGACGATGGGGGTAGTGCGTGTCAGCAGGGGGTCGATAGCAGCACGGCCGACGCGCTTGGAGCCGCCCTGCCAGGTGAGGACGACGTGGGACGGGAAGAGCTTGGATGCGGCGACGGCGGTTTTCTCGCCTTCTACGATGAGGACCGGGTCGTTCGGGCGCCGGGCGAGGAGGTGGAGGTTGAAAATGGGGACGTCTTCGGGGGCGGTCCAGCCCTTCCAGCGCCAGTGGCGGGGGTTGAGGAGGTCCGGCGGCTGGTTGTCAGGCGGTAGGAACCGGAGTGGGCGGACGTCCTTGGAGCCGTCGGGGAGATCGAATCGGACGACGTAGGCGCGGATCGTGCCGTCGGCGTCGGGATAGGGCCACGCTGCGGAGCCGTAGCGGTACGGCTGGGAGGCGTCGTTGCGGTGGCCGTGCTTGAGGGGGTCGAACGAGCGGGGTGCGGGCTGGTAATCGTCGCGGATACCGAGGAATTCGCGGGACCACTGGGCGGCCTGGGCCTTGGAATAGACGTGATGCTGGCCGACGAGTTCGAGGAGATCGCCGCCCTGACCAGCGGCGTGGTCGTACCACAGACCCTGCTTGGGGCCTTGGAGTTCGACGTAACAGGAGTCGCCCGGGTCGCCGAAGACGTTGCCGACGATCCACTGGGGGCCGACCTGACGGCCGGCTGGGAGGAGTTGAGCGCAGAGTTCTGCGACACGGACGGAGAGTGCGTCCGAGAGTTCGGTGAGGGTCATGCTTGTAGTTGCTGAGAGGTGAGTTAGAGAGAGGTTGTCATAAAGGCTGGCGTGTGGTCTCCCACATAGGCGCCGAGTTGGTTGAATTCGTGGTATTCGACGGCTTCTTCGTAGGTCATGCCGTAGGATTCCAGCTGAGCGATGACTTTGTCGTAGTCGTAGATCACGAATTGCTCACTGCCGAATCGAGTTCCGATCCCGAGGATGCAGTCGTCGAAGCCATCCATGACAACGAGGTCCGGATTGATGTCTGCGATTTGATCACGGGTCATGGGAAAAAGAGGGGACACTTTGGGCGAAAAGAGGGGACACTTTCAGTCGTGATTCATATCGTACTCGACCGCTTCCAGCTGCGCGATCCGGAGTTGTTCAGGTGTTGCTACCGCGTTGCCACACAGGATTCCGAGGCGTTCGTAGAAACGGTACTTGGCTTCCTCTGAGAGGTTTTCGGGGGCTGTTTGGGTTGTTGTCACAGGTTGTCTGTATCGCTAACGGATCGTGCAATGATGGCGAGACCGCCGGAAATGTTGACCTGCTCAAGCCAGTTGGATTGATCGGGCCGGACTTTACCGGTGGGGGTCTTGACTTCAATGGAGAGAAACTGGGCGATGGGTTTGCCGACCATGTCGGGCGTGACTGTAACCGTGCGCCAGCCGATCAGGTCACCAGAGCCCGGGAATAATCCCATGCGGACGTGGCGGGCATCGGTCAGGAAGACGCCTTCGGGATCGCGCAGGGCCTTGCCGACGTATCCCTCGCCCACTTGGTTACGGAAGACTCGGACGTGCGGTTTCGATCCAGCTGCGCGCAGGATCAGGGCTTGGAGTTCGGATTCGGTCATGTGATGAGGGGTGGGTAACCAGTAGCGTATAATTTACCCTTCACCTTAATCGGTGGATAGGGGTCGATGACGGTAGATTTACGCTGCCTCGCCTTCCAGCGGAAGAAAGCCCATCCCGGTTTGTAGCCACGTTTCGCTGCGAGGGAACGAAAATCGTCCAAGGTTTTACACTTTCCTTCCTCGCGGCGTTCATCTCGTTTCTTTGCGATGTCCTCGATGGACAGGCGCTGAAGCTCGCCATCGACCTCTTCGATCTCCCGAGGAGCGATCTCACGTGCGGATCCGCACTGCGGGCAGGCGGTGCCGGCGAAGATCGCGAAGCACTTCGAGCACTGCTTGGTTTCGACCGGGCGTGACTTGGCCTTGCGTTTCTCGCGCCCATCAAGGTCCCACTCGCGCTCCTGCTCGGCCAGACCGTGACGCAGGCAGTTCCCTACGTGATCAAGGATCACGGCGTGAGTCTTGCCTGGGTACGGCCGGAGAGCGCGGCCTACCTGTTGCAGGTGCATGGACAGCGACTGCGTGGGCCGGAGTAGGATCGCCGCGTTGACGGTTGGGAGATCGAACCCCTCGGAGATAAGTTCGCAGGAGGTCAGGACAAGGATTTTACCAGCTGTCAGGTCATCGACGCGTTGCTTGCGAACCTCGGGTTCGAGCGTCCCGTCGATGCTAGCAGCCGGGATTCCGCAGGAGTTGAACGTATCGGCAACCTGCTGCGCGTGCGCCACTGAGATGCAGAACGCCACGGCCCGCTGACGATTGCAGAACCGCACGTAATGGGTCACGGCATCGCCAGTGATGCGCGGCGTGTTCACGACTTCCTCGGCTTCAGAGCGGTCGAAGTCGCCGGCGATCGTGTGGACCTGACTGAGATCGACGGTTTCGCGAGGAGCGTAGTACACCGGCCGGGCAAGGAATCCGTTGTCGATGAGCCACTGGACTGACGGCCCCATGACCATGCGATCGAACATGACGCCCAGGCCCTTGCCATCGAGGCGCTCAGGGGTCGCGGTGACGCCGATGAATTTGGCGTTGGGCCATGCGGCGAACATCTGGACGTAGGACTTGGAGACCGAGTGATGCGCTTCGTCGATGATAACGAGGTCTGGAGGAGTGACCGTATCCAGCCGGCGCGCAAGGGTCTGAATCGAGGCGACCATGGCAGATTGTTGAGCCATGAATTTGCCCGACTGGATGAATCCATGCGGTACGCCGACGCGCTTCAGTGTTGCACTGATCTGCTCGAGGATTTCTTTCCGGTGCGCGACGATGATCACCCGGGTCCCGCGCTTCAGGACCTGCTGGGTGATGTACGAGAAGAGCACCGTCTTGCCGGATCCAGTGGGGCTGACGGCGATCGGGCGCTTGGCGCCGGAGGCGAACGCGGATCGGATGTCGTTAGACAGCTGGTTTTGGTAGGGGCGCAGTTCCATAAGATTGGGATGATCCCGAAACGGATTTCGGTATGATCGGCCGGAGTGACGGCCCATCGTGAGCCGTAGGCTGCGTTCTGCGGCTTGACGTGTCAAGCACAAGCTGCACACTCGCCGGCATGAGTAACACAATTCGAGTGAGCTACCGGCTGCCGATTGAGGTCGCCCAGATGCTGGAAGATGAGGCGATTCGATCCCGGCGCACGAAGACGGCGGTGTTGATCATCGCGATTGAGGACCATGTCCTGCGGGGCGAAGACGATTTTCCAGAGGTGATCAAGAAACCCGTTGACACCCGGAAGGCGCGCTAGCAGCATTCCGCCACGACGCATAGCTCGGTTTCGTCAACCGGGCGCGAACTGGGCGCGTTAATCCAGTTGGCCAAGAGTGCCGAAGGGCATTCGCCGGTTCCACGGCTCGGGCTCGCCACCGAGGTTGGATTGATGGTCTTAACAGACCTGCAATCTGCCTCGTTGTCTCGGAGGGGTAGGTGAAGAAAACCTCCGGGGTAGGAGAGCCAATATGGCAACAGGAAATGTAATCAGCTGTAAGCAGTTCGCTTCCTTCCTCGTCTCGCAGGAACCTGTGTATGACAAGGAAGTTCTCAAAGATGTCCGTCCGTTTGACGGATTGATCGGATACTACAACACCGGATCGTTCGACGCGTACTCCGGCACCACCCATCGTTTCGACCGCTTCAACAGCGTGTTCCCGAACGTGACTGGCGCATGGGAAACCTCAACTGGCGACAGTTGCGTTGGTCAGCCGTGTGACCCGTCTGAAAACAAGATCGGTTGGGGCTACACCCGTAGCAACTACTCGCTTGAAAAGCAGGCGTGGGGTTCTGACATCCTGTGCTTCGACCAGATCATGACGAAGACGAAGGCCAAGGAGCACTTCCGTCAGATCATCGACGACGTTCTTCGCCCTGCGACGAACTGGATCACCACCTACTACCTCCAGCGCAAGGCGATGGAATTGTCTGGTTACACCCCTAGCGGCATCAGCGGCGGCGCTTTTGCTTGTAAGGCTGGTCTCCCGGCGATTTCGTTTTCCTGGGTTGGCGCTGGTTACACCACCCTGCGCGTTCTCGACAGCGCCAGCGCGGCCGTTACGGCTGCTAGCTTGGGCTTGTTGACTCCGGACATTCTCCGCAGTCGCGTGACCCGCCAGTACTTCCTGGGTGCTATCCAGGCCGGTAAGGAAGGTTACGACAGCCTCCAGCTGCACACCGACAAGGAAACCTTCCGTTACCTCGCCAAGTCCAACAGCCAGCTGACTGACTCTTGGCGCTTCGGCGAGTTCGCTCCCGCTGCCAAGGAGTTCTACAAGTTCGGTTTCATGGGCTTCGTCGGCGACTTCATGGTGAAGGTGCTCCAGTTCCCGTTGCGCTTCAACGCGACGTCGACTGCTGGCAACTACACCTTGGTCCTGCCGTACAAGAACGTGGCTGCGAGCGAAGGCATCCGCTCTGAATTCAATGCCGATTACGATCGCGCTCAGTTCCAGATCAGCTACATCAACAACCCTCGCGCTCTGCGCGTGTTGCCGTTCCGCCCCGAGGCCGTGAACCCGAATATGCCGTTCATGGTTCGGGATTACGGTGGGCGTTGGAAGTTCGCGACCAACGACTTGGGCGCGGACTGCTCCGGCCGACCGATCGACAACAGCCGTGGAAACAAGGGCAAGTTCATCGCTGACTTCCAGTTGGCCGTGAAGCCTGAGCATCCGGAATGGCTTGAAGCGATCTTCCACAAGGTCAATGGTGCCTGCCCTGTGATTATCGCTGGCTGCGCTGCTGATCCGGGCGATCCTGCCCAGAACTACAACTCCACGAACGCCGTCTGCAATCCGACGATTCAGTTCACGGCGACTCCGGTCACCGGTGGAACGAACTTCGTGTTGAACGCGAATACGAGCATCCTGTGCAACGACAACTACATCACCAGCGCGGCTATCAACGCCGCCAACGTGGCTGCTCTTGTTGTCGACTTGCAGACTGTCTGGGATGCCGAGTTCGGCTCCGCTGCTGGTACTTGGAGCGTTGTCTCTGGCAACGTCATCCAGCTGGCTAGCAGCGCGTTCGGTACGACCACCGAGGTTGTGCCTTGCACCAACGTTACGTTGGAGTTCTCGATCTAACCAATCAATCAACGGGGACTCTCCTTCGGGAGGGTCCCCTTTTGAGGTGCTGGCAGCCGCCCGGAGCGTCCGGGATGCTGGCAGCCTCTCACCAAGGAAAGGATTTTACGATGTACGGCAAAATGATGCGGAAGCGGAAGATGGACGCCATGAATCGCATGGGCGCCGAGGTTGAAACCGTTGAGTTCATGCCCCCTGAGGGAATGAAGCTCGAGGGCGAATCCGGCTCTGCCATGGTCGATTGGCGCATGACCCCGAACGGCACGGTTGAGATCGTTGCGTTCGACGGCGTCACCCTGGGCGGTGGCGAGATGGAGATGGAAGAGGCTGAAGGCCCTGAGATGGAGATGGAAGGCATGGAGGAGGAAGCCTGATATGCCTGCATTGACGCCTCAAGAATTGGCCACGCTCGGTGGCTGCTTCGACTGCATGGAGCCTGGATTGCAGCAGACGATGCTGCTGACTCTGCTTCAGCAGATTCAGGCCGCTTCGCCAGGTGCTACTCTCAGCACAACCAGCCCAAGTGGACTCCTGACTGCGACTGCAACGGCCGCTGCTAACCCTGGTCGCCGTCGGTTTGTAATCCAGAATCAGAAGACTACCGAGCATCTCCACCTAAAATTTGGAACTGGATGCACAACGACTGACTACCACTACACTCTGCTGAGCGCTGCAACCGCTGGCGCCCACGCATCATCCCTGACTTTTGACGGCTACACTGGCGCGATCAGTGTCGCTACTGCCACCGGAACCCCCTCCTACACGTTTGCTGAATTTGTCTGACCTATGCCTACCCCCGCAATTCAAACCCTCATTACGGATGCTCAGCAGGTGCTGAACCTGAAGAGCCTGTCTGAGATCCGCGCCACGCTGACCGCCGTTCTTGCCAACGCAAACGTCGGCACGCCGCTCAACCCGAACCTGACCACGCAGCAGCTGTGGGATGAGTTCTACGAGATCGTTCGCCAGAGTCCGACCGACATCGAGTCGATCCTGGTGAACCAGATGATGAAGTTCGTGTTTTCCCCGCCGGCCCCGGGTGGCGCAGGTGCGAACACGCAGGTGATCTTCAACGATGGCGGCGCGTTGGCGGGTGACGCTGGGCTGGTTTACAACAAGACCACCGACAAGCTGACGGTCGGAACCAACGTCGATATTTGGCGGGGTCTTTTTCAAGAAGCCAGCAGCACGGCTGTTGGAAGTTCCTCTCTTGCAGCAACGACTGCTGGTGCTGCTGGAAACACCGCTCTTGGGGCGGGTTCTGGAGGTGGCATTTCATCTGGAACTTACAACATATCTGTTGGTGTCAATGCGCTTTACAAAGCTACAGGTGTAATCACCGGATCTAATAACATTTGCGTTGGAAGTAACTCTGGAAGCTCAAGCGGTGTTATTTCTGGATCAAATAACATTGGAGTTGGACCGGAGACTCTCCGCGCTCTGTCGTCTGGCACACACAATGTTTGTGTCGGTCCTTCTACTGGTATCAATTTGACTACGGCAGGAAGCAATGCATTCCTTGGAAATGCCGCAGGAAACGGTGTAACCACTGGTAGTAACAACGTCGCTATTGGTATTAGCACGATGTCCACCTCTGGTGGCGCAGTTCTGCACACTGGAAACAGTAACATCGCAGTTGGCAGCAATGCGCTGTTTTCTGCAAGCATAATTTCTGGTGCCGACAACATCGGCGTCGGTCGGGATACGCTGCGCAGCCTGTCTACTGGCTCTGGCAATGTCGCCATCGGTCTACAGGCGTTGAATGGAAACACCACGGGTCTCGGAAATACCGCCATTGGTCAATCAGCACTATCCAACAACACCGTAGGATTTTACGGTGTTGCCATTGGTCAGGATGCTTTGCGAAATGCAACTGTCGGAAGCCTTACCGCAGTTGGAGTTTCTGCGCTTGAGGCAAACACCAACGGCACCGGCAACACCGCTGTCGGAAGGGCTGCGTTGTCTAGCGTTGTCAGCAACTCAGCAAACACCGCACTAGGTTACTATGCAGCAAAGAACGTAACTGGAAGTGACAACGTCGCCATTGGTTATAATGCACTAAACCTTGGAACAACCGCAACCGGAAACGTGGCTATTGGAGTAGGTTCGCTTGGAAATGCTATTGTAAGTGGCAGTTACAATAATTGTGTTGGTCAAGGATCTGGATACAATATAACAAGCGGCACAAGCAATATTCTTATTGGAACCGACGCTGGAAGTAACTTAACTACTGGCACTTCAAATATTTGCATTGGTCGAAGTGCCAACACAGCCGCAGCCGCTGATAGCAACCAGCTTGTAGTTGGTAATGCAACCTACTTCGTCGCCACCAACGGTGCCGCCACCACCTACTTCCCCACTGCATCCGCTGGTGCTGTTGCACTCCCTGCTGCTTGCTTAGGATTCATCCGAATCTACCTGAACGGTTCTAACGTCAAGATCCCCGTCTACGGAAACTGATATGCCCATCACCTACACTTGGACCGCCACCACCCTCATCGGCTACCCCACTTTTGAGGGCGAAACCGATGTCGTTACCCGCGCCTCGTACACCGTCCTTGGAGACGATGGCGAGGGCCACACTGCCGACTACAGCAACTGGCAGGAGACCCCGCTGGACCCTTCGGTCCCGTTCATCCCGTATGCTGACCTCACCAACGACATCGTCATTGGTTGGGTGCAGAGCAACCTCGGTCCCGACCGGGTTGCCTCCATCGAGGAGAGCATTGCGATCACCATCCAGCGGCAGGTTACCCCGCCGCCTGAACCGGAAGTGCTGCCGTTGCCTTGGGTTGCCCCAGAGGCTCCGGTTGCTCCTCCCGCCCCCGACCTTTCCGCTCCAGTCAACTAACATCCATGCAGACACTGACGCTCAACCTCGACCCCGCCACTGCCAACGCCTTGATTGCTGCCCTTGAGGTCGCCAGGCGCCAGGGTGACTTCCAGGTCGCTCGCACTGCGGTAACAATCATCAGCGAACTCATCCGACAGGATGAAGAGTTCAAGAAATCTCAACCTGCACCGACCAATGCCGGAGGAGAACCTTCACAACCTTGAGGTACGTATCGTGAGACTGGAGACCATCATCGGTGATAAAGACGCCGGGATGGTCTCCGACATCCACGGAATCAAAGCCACCCTCGAAGGCCTCAAGCAGTTCCAATGGAAGCTGTTTGGCGGCCTCGGGGTTTTGGTTGTGCTGGCCCAGTTGATTGGTAGGATGACCATGAAATGAACGACTCAATCAAGTCTATCGTCCGCCACGGACTCTCGTTCGGTGGCGGTTTCTTGGTCGCCAAGGGCCTTGTGACCGTTGACCAAGCCAACGAGCTTATCGGCGCTTTCATCACGGTCTTGGGCGTAGCATGGTCTGTTTGGAAGAATCGCAAGACTCCTCCGGCTCCCCCTGCTGCTCCAGCTGCGTGAGTGGCTAACCAGTGAACTGGATCTACCAACTGGTGAAGGCGTTCCTGGATTGGCTCCGGGAAACGCCTGCGCCAACGGTTGAAGATGGAAATGCACCCAAACCTCTCAAGAACGATCTGGCTGCTCGTATTGCCGATTTGCCTGGGCTGCCGGACGAAGGTGGTCCTGGTCCCTTCCGGTGATCCGATCATGCTAGCAGAACCGACGCGGGCCAGCGTGTACGCGTTTGACCGCGACGGTAAGCTGGTCGGTCCTTCGACTGTGAAGATTCCAGCTGGGTGGTACGCTCTGCCCAAGACCAAATGATCACCTACCGAGGCCAGAAGTTCGCCGGCTACAACAAGCCCAAGGCTACGCCGGGTGCGTCCAAGAAGTCTGCCGTGCTGGCCAAGGAAGATGGCAAGGTGCGCTTGGTGCGCTTCGGTGATCCCAAGATGCCGATCAAGAAGCACATCGCGAAAAACCGGAAGAGCTTCCGTGCGCGGCACGGTTGCGACACCCCGGGAACGAAGCTGTCTGCCAAGTATTGGTCCTGTCGGGCCTGGTGACTCTATGCAAACCAAATACGCCAAACTGGTCCGCAAGCTGAAGAATCAAGGTGCGGACGATCCTCGCGCTCTCGCGGCATTCATCGGCAGAAAAAAGCTCGGCGCGGAAGAGTTCCAACGCCGAGCCGCTGCTGGTAGGCGCAAGGCCGCCCGTTAGTACGCTGACGGAAGTTCGTCGATCGCGTCCTCGGCGTTCTTCGGCGCCACCCGGGTAGCGGTCGAAGTGCCTTCACCTTGGCCGGGTTCAGACGACCGGACCTTGCCAACCTTCTTCTCGAGTTCGGCCACCTTCTGCTGGAGCCGGATTACCCGCAGGCGCTCGCGCCCGTAGGCCCGCGCACGTAGCGCCACCTGAGCCTGAGCCTTGGTAATCAGGTCCACCTTGTCGTCGTAGCCCATGTCAGCATCGACGCCTTCGCCCTTCAGAGCGATCTTGATCAAGCGGTCGCTTTCATCCAGCAGGCGGTTTCCATCTTCATCGCCTTCCTCACGGCCGAACAGCTGAGCGTGGGTCTTCTCGTAGTCGGCAAACTGCGACTCGAACAACTCGCGTGACCGGGACTGGCGGGTCTCAACGAGCTTGGACTTCTCGATCTCGCGTTGGGCGCCCTTCTCTTTCCACTCAGCGATGGACTTGTCTCGAGACTGAGTGAGTTCGAGTATCTTCCGGCGGTGAGCCATCATCTCGGGCGCAGCTGGCCCAAACGTCTCCTGGGCAATGATAGCAGCCTTGGCTACGGGCACGTTCAAGAGAGTCATGATGTCTTGATGATTGGCATCACGCTCGGTGCCGTCTTCATCAGTGACGCGGATACCGTCGATGTCTCCAAGGGCCGTCTGCCACGCTTCACGCAGCGGCGCTTCGTACTTCTGCTTGTACTCGCCAGATCGCGTGTAGTTGAGATACCGGACTTCAGTGTCCAGTTCCTCGGCGTTTTTGCGGATCGAATCCATCTCAGCCTTCAGGGCCTTGGTGGCTTCTTCGACTTCCTTGCGGGTGCCTTCAGACTTGGCGCGTTCGAGTTCAGTGACCTTGGCGGCGAAATCATCGCGCTCCTTCTTGGTCATCTCGTACTGCTCGCGGAACTGCTTGATCGAGGTCGGTTCCGGCTTGGCGGGTTCCGTCTTCGCAGCAGGTGCGGGCTCTTCCTTCTTCGGAGTGAACCGATCCAGGTTGAACAGGTCTTCAACCTTCGGCTTCGGAGCTTCGGCAGCCGGGGTAGTGGTGGCAGCAACTGGGGCCGGCTCAGGAGCAGGAGCGGGAGTCGGTGCAGCAACAGGCGCAGGCATCGCTGAACCCATCGGGTTGTCCAGACCTTGCCCTTCGATAGCGTCGATGCCGGAAAATGCTTCGGAATAATCTGCGCCCCGTTCGGTTGGGGCATCTGGTGATAGCAGCGGGTTCATTCGAGGTTCTGATTAAGAGTCGTTTTTTCTTTTCGCATTTCCACCAAACCATTCAGTTCCTCGATGAACGCACGCGCACCGGCGCGCTTGCAGTTGGCATTCCAGCCATGCTGCGGGTTCTCCGAGGGCGGAAGGTTCCAGCAGAAATTATTGAAGGCCGCCAAGAGCGCGGCTTGGAGTTCGGGCGTTTCGAGCATTCGCTCGACTGATTGGAGGCGCTGCTTGTCGCGCTGAAACTCTTGCTTGGGGGATTGTATCATTGGTTAAGGATGTCGGCCTGAGTCTTGAGATCCATGGCGGCAATGTCCGCCCGAGTGAGCGCACCCTTGCGCTGAGCCTCGGCGATCGTGTTGGCGTTCTTGCGCTGTTGATCTTGCTCGAAGGCCACCTGCTTCTGGACGCGCTTCTGCTCGGAGTTCGCGGCAGCGATCTGAGCCTTGGACTGCGCGGTGATGAGCATCGACTGGATCTTCGCAGCGGTCTCGGCATCCATTCCATTTCCAGCTGCGCCTGCTTCGGCCTGAGCCTGAGCTTGCTGCTGAAGACGCTGCACGTAGCCCTTGATGTAGTTCGAGGCCTGAGCGATGCCGTCGTTGTAGAGCTTCATGTTCTGCTCCTGGCCGGGGTCCTGAGCGATCAGCTGCATCTGCTCCTGGATGTGCTGAATGACGTTGGCCAAGCCAAGCACACGTTCCATGGTCGGAATACCGTTCTGTTCCTTCTCGATGCGCCCGATAGCGCCACCAAGCATCTGGAGAAGCGTCTGGATGTACTCGGGCCGATTGATCGAAGTCGCGATAACCACCGGCTGACCGTCGATGAGCGTGCCCCACGCCATCGTAGCGCGCTCGACGGCCGGCGAGACGGGTTTGTTGTCCACCGGTGCGAGACGATTCGCCAGGAGGGGGTCGTCGGTGTTGGCTTCGACGTACATGTGAACCACCTCGGCTTGGGAATCCGGTGCTAGCAACGGGCGGATGGCCATGAGGCGGTCAGCCTGCGCGATCTCGAGCATCTTGTTGCCGGAGCCCATGACGCGCTCGGGCATGATGTCCCAGCTGTCGAGGTTGTTGAACACGGACGGATCGACGCCTTCGGCTTCGCACTTGCGACGGAACTGAACGCAGTCGGGATGGTCGATCGTGCAGAACCGGCGAGCGATTTCGCGGTACTGGAAGGTCTGTTGGGTGTAGGCGCGGGTGAGCATCGAGCCCATGAGCGCATTGGCGTTGTTCACGCGGGCCATCACCTCGGTCGCCGTGAGTTCCTTCGATGAACCGTCGTTCACGTCTTGCGTGTAGGCCGCGCTGGACTCGGCCATGATCTGTCGGTGCATGGCCATGGCGCCCGAGAGCATCGGGTAGTCCAGCACGTGACGCTCAGACTGCGGAACCCAGGAGAGTCCTTCCGGGATCACGCCCATGTTGAACAGGTCGATCTTCTCCATGCGCTCAGCGTCACCGTCAGCGACGTTGCGGAAAAGCCACAGCATCTGCTCGAACACCGAGTCGGTGAATTTGCAGCGCATCCGATTCTGGAGATGGCAGACGGAGTACAGCAGGTATCCGAGTGACCGAACGGAATGCCAACGGAACGGAGGCACCACGGCGCCGTCGGCAAACTGGACGTGCATCAGTTCAAAGATGTCGCGGCCGTAACACCGGTCTCCCGCATCAAAGAGCCACTGTCCAGCGGTCTGCATATTGCCGATGCCGCTGTTGTACTGGTCAACGATGATCCGGCGGCGCCAGGAGGGGTCGTCACTGGTCGTGTCCAGAAAGTAGAAGTCGTAGCAACGCAGCACCGGCGTCGCGTCGGAACCCCAGTAGCCGGAGTTCTCCTTAAAATCTTCCTCAATCTTCTCAGGGAAGTATTGGCCAGACCAGTCGTTGACCTGGAGGCTGGTAGCCTCGCGTTCGATCATCGCTGCCAGCAGCTGGTTCACCAGCGTCAGATTCCAGCCGGGGTCCACGTTCTCACCACGGGTCATGCGGATCAGGTCCTGAGCCGTAAAGGACGTGTAGATCGCGAAGTGCGACAGGTTCTCCATCGTGGTCAACGTGTTGGTTGGGACCAAGATGTCCTCAGTGCCGCGAGCCGATGGGCACCAGTCGCGATCACGAAGCCAAGTGACTGGCCCGATGCCGTGAAGCACCGTGGCCGCAAACTGAGACTCCAAGACCGTGGAGTATTTCGGAGACCGTTTCATCACGCGGTTCAGCTGCTTCGTGATGATGTTACCCCACTGGGTGCGCTTGTCGCGGGGTCCGATGTCGAGACCAACCGAGAAGTAATTCTGCGGCTTCAGGAACGCGTTCGTGAACTGCTGGCGAGAGGCATGGATGATCCGGGTGCCTTCCAGGAAGTTGACGTTCGTCTGGATGCGGTTGTCGCGTGCTTCCTCCTGGGTGTATGGAGGGTTGCCGTTGAAGCAGGAGTTGATGCGCGCTCGGTTGCGGGAGCGCGGCTGTTCCGCTTCGAGCATGGCGCTAACGACGTTCCAGACTCTGCTGGGTTCCTTGAAGCTCATATCGGTGTCAGATTGCTTTCCGTTCGTGCGAAATCCAGCAATTATCGGGCATTTCGGTCTTGCCAAGATACGAAAGAGGGACCCAGACCTTCAGCTTCAGGTAGCACCCGCAGACTTCGCAGGTGCCAGCAAGTCCCTCACCTTGCAGAAACATCGCCATGTCGTTGCGCGCCTGTTCCTGCTCAAGAATAGCCTCGGCCACGGTCTTGGTAACCGACCGTGCATCCGTGGGTTTGTTGTGAATACAGCGGTTGCAGGTATCAATGCGATCCTGCGCCTGCCGGCGATCGACAGGCGTTCCACCATCACCAAGCCATTCGGCTAGGATGCGCGCTCCTTGAGCCGTCTGGCGCAATTTAGCGGCCGCACGTGCGACAGCCTGAAACCCTTGGTTGTACATTGGATCCTGGTGTTGAGTACGTGGACGGAAAGCGGGCCTTGGTGTAGTTCTCTAGATCCAGCTGGGCCTTCTCGAGTGAAGCCGGGAGACCGTTGGCGGCCCGATGCTGCGCGATGATTCTGGCCGTTTCGTAGAAATCATCGTTCATCGGGTTGGGTTTATTCCACTTGGTTTCGGGCTGGTAATACTGCCATCCACCGTTGGGGAACGAAGTCAGATTCATGTTGCTCATACGGCAGCATTAAAACGGAAGATCGTCTGAATCGTCCAGATCAGGCTTGGGAGCGGCTGGGGCAGACTCACGGCGCGGAGCCGGCGCAGCGCCTTCATCGCGACCCTTCAGGAATTGGAAGGTCTCAATCATGATCCGAGTGGTGGACCTCTTCTCGCCGGTCTTCTTGTCGTCCCACTCTTCCCGAGTCAGACGTCCCTCAACCAACAACGGATGCCCCTTCTTGACGTACTGGGCGATCGTTTCAGCCTGCTTTCCGAAGGCCTTGCACTCAGCATAGTAGACGTCTTCCTTGTCTTCACCGGACTCAGTCTTCCAGCGGCGATTGACTGCCATGCTCAGGTTACAGACGGCGGTTCCCTTCGGCAGGTGCTTGAGTTCTACGTCGCGGGTCAGGTTTCCGACTAGGATGACTTTGTTGAATGAGGCCATAAGATTAGGAGTAGGTTAGCGAATGTTGAGACTCCACTGACCGGCGCTTGTCAGACATACGCGTCAGCCACTTTGGTGTCTGTCGCTTGACAATACCAACACCGTGGCCACCTGCAATCTCAAAACCGTTTCGGCGCGCCATTTCGAGCGCAACCACGAACGAATCCCACAAGTCAGGCGATCGGCCCATGCGTTCCTTGGTCTTGTGCTTCGGCTCCACGTCGATCAATCCAGTACGGGCGATACCCCACTCGCGCATCGCACCTTCCTCGGCGACTTCACGCGGCAGTTTCCGCAACTGCTTGGATTCGATGAGTAGGCGAGACGAATACCAGAGCGCAGTCACCATCTTGCCGTAGGCCTCGCGCTCGGTCTTCGCATCCCCTTGGCGTACCGGACGATCCAGTGGCTTGCCGCCGAACTCAATCGGAACCACCTGCGGAGACCACAGACGAGCGAACGCAGACATCAGTGTGCCGCGTCCAGTGGAGTCAAACCCCACCTGCTCCGGGTTGATATTGCGCTGCTTGCAGTACAGCAACACGTACTCGGCAATTTGCTCTTCGGCCTGCTGCGCCTTGACCGCCGTGACCGGAATCACGATTGGCGGTTCTGCGAATGCTAGCACCGTGCGACCGGACGCATCTGGTCCGAACTTAAGGTCCGTCATAACGCATCGGTCACCGCCGACGCCTGAGTACGCAGCGTCGATGCCGATCACTCGGATGATCTTGTCAGCGCGGTCCCACGCGACATCGTCGAACGCTTGGTTCTGCTCGCACAACGACATCGTGACCACGCGCCTGGTGCCACCGTCCCGAGGCAGCAGACCGAGGTTCATCATCGAGAACTGCAACGAGTCCCGGCCGTAGTAATCGAGATCCGCCTGAATCTGCTCCGGCGTGATGATGCCTCGATACGGATTCGTGCCCTTGGGGAATTTCGCATTCGGCGTGTCGTATCCACACAGCTGGACAGCCAACCCACCGGGTGCCCGCGTTCTCCAGGTGCGCGTTTTCTCCAAGTATTCGAGACCCTCCCAGCCGCCGAATGTCGGATGCGGTTCGCACACTACGCCAAGCGCATCATTGCGGTCCTTGGGGTTGCCCATCGCAATCAGCTTGAACTCGGGGTTCTTGCGAAGGTTAGCCACCGAGTCCAAGAAACCGCGCCCCATCAGTGAGGCTTCGTCCGCGATCAACATCACGCGGTCGTTCTTCAATCCGACGTAGTTCGAGAGGCCGACAAAGGTGCCGCCCACCTTGCACGCTACACCGATGATGCCGTCTCGAAAGTCTTGCGCTTCGGCGTCTTCATCTGAACTGGTCAGGATGAACCGGCTTTCAATCACGCGGCCCGGGAGCCACTCGCGGCGTTCCTTGGCTTTGTTGTGAAGCTCTTTGATCGAGCCCCAGATTCGCAGCTGGAGACCCTCACGCGTCGTTGACGACATGATGATCGAGGTGCCCTTCGGCCAGATGTAGAACGAGCACAGCCCAAACGCTGCGGAGTTGTACGTCTTACCAGACGAACCCGGCCCCATGATGCCGACCTCTTGGTTCTCGACGAATGCTTGGATCAGAAGCTCCGACCATTCATGCCAGTCGAAGTGCGGCCACAGCGCCGTCATGGCAGCGCGGAAGTGGTAATACTTGCCCTGGCCGTACTTCACGCCAGCGTTGTGAATGTACCCGCCACGACGCACCATCTCAGCCTCGATCAGGAAGCGGTCTTTTGTACGCCACGGTATAGACAGGTAATCGGGGCTTTCATTCATCTTGCGGGAATCCTGCGATGGCCTTTCAATGGGTTCAAGCGTCATGGTCGCCGAAAAGAATCGCGTGGTTGACGGCCTGCTCACCTCTGAAGGGGGTGTAGATAGCGGGTTCTCTCCGTCATTGATTCAACCCAACCAACTGGCTTGGGCGGTGAACACGACTGTCCGTGGAGGTTTTCCCAAGGCGCGGCCAGGGATCTGGTTGAAAGGGTTGACGTTCCCGGACGTCACCGAGGTTTACCAGAACGGGTACTACAACGCGGCCGTCAAAAAAGCGTTCACGGAGGGCTTCTTTCAGGGCTGCGGGACCTACATTTCCGACAGCGAAAAACCCTACCTGATGGCCGCAATCGGCGGGAAAATTTTTCAGATAGACATATCCGCTGGATTTCTGGTTCAGGACCTGACTCCGATTGGATTCCAATTCACGGTCAACACCAGAGGCCGGGTCTCAAACGTCGCTACCTACGTTTGCGCTGCACCCCACGGGCTCGCCGCTGGAATGGTCGTGCGACTCCCGGAGCCTGTTGGCGCATCGTTCCCTGAAGGATTCTTTGGGGACTTCGTAGTCGATAGCGTGCCTTCGCCGACGACTTTCACGGTGTACAATCCCGGAGTGGATGCAGGACCACTGCTTGGACCTTTGTTCGTCGCGTACAAAATGGAGACGGAAAGCCCAACGGCTGACCACGTGTTTTTCCAGCAGGCCGAAAACTGGTTGGTTGTCCAAGACCAGCAGAGCCCACCGTATCTTTACAACGGCGGGTCATTGAGGCGCGCAACTGGAGAAGAGGTTCCAATCGGAGGCCCGATGGCTTACGGAAAGGGGCGCCTCTGGGTTGCAAATGGATCAGAATATTACGGCGGCGATCTGGTGTATGGCGATCCGGCCTATGGGCGCGACAGCGTCATTCGATTCACCGAGAACACATTCCTCAATGAAGGTGGCGCCTTTGCCGTCTCCAATGGCCCGATCACCGGACTGGCGTTCGGCGCCAACTTGGACACGTCACTGGGAGATGGCGACCTGCTGGTATTCACGCCGACTGCGACCTACGCATTCAACGCCCCAGTGGACCGCGACGTTTGGAAGGATCTCGATTATCCGATCCAGCGATTCGCGCTGTTGAACTTCGGCTCGTTCAACCATGAGTCGATTGTCCCGGTCAACGGTGACCTGTTCTTCCGAGCGCAGGACGGCATTCGGTCGTTGATCTACGCCAGGCGCGATTTCACCGAATGGGGAAACACCCCTATTAGCCGGCAGGTTGTGAGGGCCTTGGCCTACGACACGGAATTTTATCTCAAGGCTGCTAGCTCCGTGAACTTCGACAATCGGATGCTGATGACCATACAGCCGCAGAAGGTAAACGGTCGCGGCATCGTTCATCGCGGGTTGGTTGTCATGGATTTTGACTTGGTTTCCGGAATGGGCCGGAAGCTGCCTCCCGCTTGGGAAGGCGTCTGGACGGGTGCTGACATTCTCCAGATGGTGACGGTTCGGGTTCAGAAATCGGAACGCTGCTTCTTTTTCGGGCTTAATCAGGGAAAGATCGGCCTCTACGAGGTTACCCGCACTGGTCAGTTTGATTTCGATGGGTTCGATGATTCGCCGATCGAGTGGATCGTTGAAACACGCTCACTTACGTTTGCCGAGCCTGCCAACAAGAAGCGCCTGATGAGCGCCGAACAGTGGTACGATCAGGTCATGGGCAACATCGAGGCCAAGGTCTACTTCAAGGCCAACGAGGGCGAGTGCTGGCATCCGTGGGCCGAGATCAAAGACTGCGCGAAATACCGCAACTGCGAGCCCGGTGAGGTTTCGTGCCCGCCGGCGGTGATCAACTGCCAAGAGGTCAAATACTACCAGCCGCCCGCCCGATCGCGCATTGCCCTGCCACAGCCGCCTGACAAGTGCGACGTGCAGACTGGCGGTTTTACCCGCGATGGCTACGAATTCCAGCTGCGCTACGTGAACACCGGCAGGTTTCGCTTGAAGCGAATTGCCATGGTTGCCCAACGTCTCCAGGAGGACATCTACGGCGATCTCAGCCGGGTGGCCTGCCCGTTACTCTCTGCCTAGTATGCCCTCTTCAAACCCAGTTGATTACGGAGCGGATCCCTGCGGGCTACGAAACAGCGCGTGGGCGATCAACGAATGCTTGCTCACAGCTGGTCGATGCGATTTTCCGGCAGGCACGTTTCTGCTGGGGTCGAGTCCGGGGGCGAAGATCATCAATCGAATCCGGACTGGTGGCGTGGCGACATTCAACACGTCCACGCCGCACGGACTTGTTGCCAACGAAAAAATCACGCTTTACGGGTTTTCCGATTCAACCTTCAACGGAACAGGCGCCAGCCAGTTTGGCTTTCAGGTTGTTTCGATCGTCAACCCCACTCGATTCACGGCAGCAGTTCCCGGCGCCGACACTGGTTTGGTCACTGAAGACGGCTGGATCAACCTAATCGGCGGCGGATACACATCTTCGTTGGTCCTCGGATACGGACTTGCAACCGACAACGTAGAGTTTGTCGGAAAAGGCATCGGGCAAACGACGCTGAAGTTCGCAAACCATACGTCAACCAAGCGACTTGATACCTATGGATTCAACATCCAGATGATCAAGACGCTGGGCAATTATGCCGGCAGCGGCGTGGTTGGAGGTGCTGGAGCGTATCCGGGCCGCCCTGTGGATGCGACGAATTGCAAGAACACACTGATTCAAGGCATCACGTTTGACGGCAACTATGCCAACAACTCGGTTGCTGACATCGCAATTACATCCGTTTCAAGGACCGCTGGAGTAAACACGTACACGACCGCCTACCCGCATTTCATAACTGCGGTAGCAACTCCATCGTATTCCCCTCCCGTCGTTCCGTACCCGTACACTAATGTCAGCGAAATTAATCAGTACATTTCAAATGTAACGGTTGGTGGCGCTAGCGACATAAGTTTCAATGGGTACGGTTATGTTCAAAACATAACACAACAAACATTCCAGAGAGATTTTCGAGCGGTAATCATCGGCGGAAGGAACAACGGTTTTGCTGACATCTACACCAAGCACCCGCAATGGAACTTTGGTTTCACGCTTGGTGATAGCGTTGTCATTACGGGGATGACCGACCCGGCCTTCAATGGCACAAAAACGGTCGATGGATTCCTTCCGGGCGGTCAGGAGTTTTATTGTTTCCGCGCAACGGCGCCGATAACGCTGCCCGCTCAAAACGGACGCGTCTACTCTCCAACCTACTACCCCGACGTTCCGGCTACCGCGCAAACGACCGCAGGAGTCAACTCCTCCTACACGGTTGCGGGAATCAATCATCGCGGTGAAAACGCGGTGTTCAGTGACAACCAGTTTTACGACTTCGGCGTTGGTATCGCAGATGCCGAGACGTTCATTGCCCTCTCGTTCCTACCGATGACGGTGAACACGGAGACGCAGGGGGTGAGGGTGATCAACAACAAATTCGGATACCAGGGGCGAAACTCGATTCAGAGCGTTCTCTATCCCGGTAACGCAGAAGCCAACACCCAGTGCGCGATCGGTGGCTTTTCGAGCCTTGTGAATCCGATCAACGTGGTTTCCAGATCCGCTGGCGTGGCGACGTACACCTGCGTCATGAAGCACACGCTGCGGGTTGGGGACGTGGTTGCCGTTTCTGGATTTTCAGCGGATCCGACATTCAACGGAACCGTTACGGTAATCAGCGTTCCGGACAATTATCGGTTCACTGCCGCAAATGCTGGGGTCAACGTGGTTCCGGGCAAATACATCGACGGAAGCGTCGAAATGCTTCGCAGCCAGCGGATCCTTGCAGCTGGATGCACCTTCGAGCGCAACGAGGTTCGCGGTGGACCAAACAAGGTCAACCAGCAGAGCCCAGTTCATGCTATCACCGTTCGAGAGACGTTAAACGCCGAGGTTCGCTACAACAATTTCGACGGGTTTACTGGAACCTGCTTCTACGTTGATTCGTACCAGCACTTTGGAACGCGCATCCACAACAACTCAGCGTTGGATATTTGTGCGTTCATAGCGTTAAACGTGCAGGATTGGTATGAGTTGATCGGGCCGTTGACAGCGAATCCGAATCCGTATTCCACATTGATTTCAGCACACCGCGACATGGTTGTTGAAAACAATGACGTGTTACTTCAGGGGCCGGGAACTTGGTATTACCAGACGGCTTTCGATCCTCTCGACGCTGCGTTTATCGTCCTGAATCACGACGTTGATCGCAGCAAGTGGTACTACCCGACGGACTACCAGATTCCGATCTCCTCGGTGAGCCGCAACGGAAGCGGCATCTCGACGTTTACAACGGCATCTGTGCATGAGCTTCAGGTGGGAATGCAGATTTCTACCGTGGGCGTAACGGACGGCACGTTCAACGGAGTCTTTACCGTCGCGTCAACGCCTGCGCCTACGACGTTCACGGTTACCAATCCCGGCACCGTCGTTTCATCTAGCGGCGGCTTCGTTGGCATCAACCTCCCGGTGAAATTCCCCTGGGAAATGCTGCCCATCGCCTACCAGCGGACATCAAACGTCGCGACGTTCACCACGAACAAGGCGCATCACCTGTCCATCGGTGATCACGTGACGACCGAAGGTTTCATCAACGCCAGCTTCAACGACGAAAACATCGTCACTGGAACGCCGACTCCAACCACGTTCACCTGCGCGAATGTCGGCCCGGACGTGGCGTTTACATCGGCAACCGGCAACTTTTTCCGGTACGTCAGCAACGTCCAGATCACGTGCAACACCGTGCGTCGTTTGAGCGGGCAGGATCTTGTTCGCAACAACGGCGGCCGGTTTGGAGCAACGTTCCTGGCTGGACGGCCAGACCGGTGCGTTGCGCCGCTGGATCAATTTTTCTATTTCGATTGCCCGGGAGGGTGTCTCGATCTTCAATGCGACCCCGGCCCGTGTAAGCCAGACGATTACAGCTACCGAATCTAGCCATGCCAACGATTGACATCACAGCTGGAGAGCTTCCACCTCCCCAGTGCTACGCCAGCGAACAAGATCGGCTGGAGGCGTATGCGGCCGCATTGATTGCCCAGCAAACGGTTGCGCCGGAGTGGGAAGCTAACGCAGTTTCCCCGCCCGCAGGATCCCCGCTTTATTGGCTCAGGCTTGATGCCAACGCAAACCCCATCGAGATCCTGAAGTACAGCACCACGGCCCCGGCCGGCTGGGCGCGGGTTCAGACGCAGTTTACATACGGCGTCGGTGGCGGTGCAGCCAACGCCTACACGGTGACGCTGAGTCCCACTTCGCCAGGTGTGAATCAGGCTTATCGAACCGGTGTCTGCTACGCGTTTGTTGCGAACGCTCCGAACACGGGCGCCACTACGGTCGCCGTCGATGGGCTCGCGGCGAAGGCGGTTACGAAGTTTGGCACCATTCCGCTGGTCGCCAACGACATCGTGGCAAACCAGATGTGCGTAGTGGTCTACGACGGTACGCGTTTCCAGCTGTTGAATCCCGGCTTGAATGTTGGGACCGCAAACATCGCCCCTGGAACCGATCGCCAGTTCCTTCGGACTAACTCGACGCCAGGCACGGTCTGGGAGTCGGGGTACATCACGCCGGTCGCAAGCTATCAGGCGATTCCGGCGGCGGGTTCTGCGGTTACGTTCACACACGGCCTCGGAGTTGACCCGTTGACTTGGGATGTCGGAATTATCTGCACCGACGCAGGTGGTGATGCGACGTATGCCTTGAATGACTACATACCGGTTGGAAGCATAATGCGAACCGACCTTTCAGAAACGGACCATCGCATTACTTCGTATTCAAATTCTACCGTGATCGGAATGGTTCGCGGCAGCGTAGTTTCAGGGATTCAAGTGAACGGAAAAACCACCGGAGTTTTGACCGCGATCGACGTAGCCAAATGGAAAGTCATGGCCCGCGCCATCCGCTAACATGAGAAAAACCCTCGCCCAAGCCAAGAACTCCACGATCGCACAGGCTGTTGGTCTGGCCACCTGCGACGAGCGTTTCGTCCAGCTGCTGAACGAGGCTCAAGCGCGGCTTGCCGACATGGGCAAGTGGTGGGGCACGTACAAGAAGCTCCGCATCTGCGTTACCGCCGGCTGCATCACTTGGCCTCGCGAGGTTAAGACGATCGAGGCGATGAACGTCTGCGGGTACAACATCCCGATCCAGAACCAGTGGTACGAGTTCCAGACCGACGAACGGGCACCGCGCACCGGTTGCGGTCGTGAGGGATGCGAGCAAGACCAGCTGCTGGATCGCGGTATGGTGACCCAGTTTCGGGACTCAGTAGGCAGCTGCAAGTTTCGGGTCTACCCGTCTCTGACGGCCGATGCCGGCAAACGTATCCTACTTCAGGGCATAGATCCCGTGACCAACGAGGAGATCCGCACGCTGGATACGGTGAGCGGCGAGTACGTCTGGGGCGAGTACGTCACGTTGCCGAACCCTGCTATCACACCGTTCGTTGAGACTACGAACCTGTTTAAGCAGCCTGGTCTCAATGGTGCCCAGAAGCCGCTGACTCAAGGACGCGTCACGATCGTGGCCTACAACCCTACCACGACGATTTCTACACAGGTGGCCGTCTGGGGTCCCAGCGAAGAAAACCCCGAGTACCGCCGGACCTACCTGATCGGGATGCCCGAGGTCTGCGGTGGAACCTCCGGATGCAACGCGCAAGCGGAGAATGATTGCATCGACCACGGCGACGGATGCGTGCCTCCAGATGAGGAATGCACCAACACGGTAGTCGAGGCGATCGTGCGCCTGGAGTTCATTCCGGCTATCGTTGACTCCGATTGGCTGTTCATCGGCAATCTCCAGGCGATCAAGCACATGATGAAGGCCATCCAGAAGGAGGACCGGAATCAATACACCGAGGCTGAACGCGAGATCCAGTTGTCACTGCGATCCCTCAGAAACGAACTCGAGGCCTACAGCCCCAACGAGCGCAGCGTGATCAACGTGCAGCCGTTCGGATCGGCCAAGACTGAATTCATCTTCGGTGGATTTATCTGATGACCGAAGAGCTTCCAGTTGTAGTGCAGCCGGTGACGTGGTTGGAATTTCTGACTGACGCAGACGTTCCGCTCGACGATCGACTGGATCGTTGGGAAGCGTTTGTCTCGGACAAGCCGCAGATCGAGTGCCCGCTCAACCATACTTACCCAGAGGGGTTGTACGTGCGGGAAATCTTTGCGCCAGCTGGATCAATCATCACCAGTCGGATTCACAAGTTCGATCACCCGTTTTTCCTGCTTCAAGGAAAGCTCACGGTGATCAGTGAAACCGAGGGACTGGTTACGTACACGGCGCCGATGTACGGAATCACCCTACCGCAAACGCGGAGGGCAATTTTGATTCAAGAGGATACGGTCTGGGTGACAGTCCATCCAAATCCTCAGAACAAGAAAGATCACGAAGAGATACGCAACGACCTCACTTACGTGAGGGATAACAAATATTTACTATGTCTTGGGTAGGAACAGCAATAGGAGTTGGGCTCGTCGGATCAGCGGCGGGCGCAGCAGTCAGTGGCAATCAAGCCAGCAAAGATCGCGCAGGCGCTCGCGGCGTGGCAAATATGCCTGGCCTCGACATTCCTGCCGCTGTCGGCGAGGCAGAGCAGCTGACGCCACGAACACGCGAGCTTGAGGCGCAGAGAAACGCATTCAACCGGGCGCAGCTTCTTGAGTCTCTGGGGATTCAAGTTCCGGGCTACCAAGAGGCCCAAGCTCAGCGGACACAAAATGCCATGGCGCTCCTTCGAGGAGAGCTTCCGCCTGATGTGTTAGCGCAGGTTCAAAGACGTGCAGCTACAAAAGCGGTTGGAGGAGGTTACGCAGGAGACCGCCAGATGATCAGCCAAGCAGGCCGAAATCTTGAAGCTAGAGATATTGCTACCACCTCGATAGGCCTACAGCAGGCAGGCAACCAACAGTTTGCCAACATCCTTGGCACGACACCGCTAGCTCCGCTGTCAAACTACGAGTTCACCCCACAGATGATCGCAAGCATCCGCGCTGACGAGCGGGCTAAAAAACAGGCCGCGCTACTCGGCTCATACAACATGGCCAGCGCAGGTGGCGTTGCCGGCCAAGGCCTTAGCTCACTCGGATCCGGTTTAACCAACCTTGGTTTCAGTGCGCTTGGACAGGGCGGTTTTGGTGGTGCCGGTGGTGCCGGTGGCGGCGGAAACTGGAACTATTCAACCGGAATGCCGACCGGCTACGGCCGAGCCGGTCTACTCTAAACGATTATGGCAAACCCCTTCTCAGGACTCGAAAACATCGGGCAGTCGTACCTCGCAGGCGTACAGCTGGCGAATCAGCGCCAGGCGCGTGAGGAAGCCATTGCGCAGCGGCAGGAAGAGGCGCGGGTGCGTGGGCAGTATTATCAGGATTTGGTTGAGCAGCGGCGGGAGGCGGCGGTGCTGAACGCAAAACTTCGCGAAGAGGGATTGGCGACCAAGTTCGGCAGGTTCTTAAAACGCACTCCCGAAGGAGAAATTGACATTGTCGCTTCGGCCACAGCGCAGGCTGAAGGCGGGGATAAGGATCAGTTGCTTGAAACGGTTGGGTTTGCAGAAACAATGGGAGCACCACTTCCTGATGTAACGCTTTCTGAAGAAGATCGAAAATCCAAGTCTTACCTGCGAGGAAAGACCAAAGGGATCATCCAGAAGACCCAAGATGATTTTCAGTTCAAACGCATCATGGCTTCGCAGGGGCTGATTCCAGGTGGCGCCCGCACTGGGGCACTTCCAGATGCTGTTAATAACTACATTGCTGGCGACCAGCGCGACATGATGCTTGGGCCTACAGGAGGTATGCCAGCCGAAGAGACGACTTTGGATATTTTGGCGGGCAGGTCGCCGGGACAAGTCACTCCAGAAACTTTGGCTCAGGCACCAGACCGAACGATTGAAGTCAAACCTCCGGTTGGAATGGAGGCGATCAAGATAGGGCCTGATACGTACTTCCGGAAATTGCCAAAACCCCAGGTGGTTAAGGCCGATCGGCCGAACACGGTTAACATCCTCGATGAAACGGGGAAAGTCGTTGCGACCCGCAAGCTGACCGATGAAGCGTTTGCCGCGTGGGAAGCGACGCAGCCGCCTGGCGGAGCGCCCGCTACCGGCGCTACCAACGCAGCGCCCACACTTCCGAACTTCACCTTTGATAAATCGACACTGAACTGGATACCGTCTCGGTAACGCTTATGCCACGCATCGTTGAGATTCCAGATGTAGCTCGCCTCTCGTTTCCGGACGACCTCAGTGACGATGCGGTCCTGGAAGCAACGAGGAATTTCTACGAGCAGTCTAAGCAGGGTGCTTTAGGGGCCGCTGGCGCAGCGACAGTGCGTGAGCCTCCACGTACAATCGGCAAAGCCATGAAAGCGGCGGCGCGCCTCACCGATTGGCTTCAGCCTCCCGATGTAAACCCTGAAACGGGAATTCCAATTTGGCAGCAAGCCGAATCGACTTTCCTTGGTCCAGAAACTGTTACACCAGTCGAGAAACCTGCACCTGTTCCAGTTGAGCAGACAGGTCTGTATCAGGCGGGCGAGTCCCTTCAACGCGGCGCCGAGAAGATGTTTCCGGTCAGCCCATTGCGTGAGCAGGATTTTCTTACTCAGGTGGGTTCCGGAATCGGATCGTCGGCAACCTCGTTCATCCCTTATCTCGGACCAGCAATCTACGCAGGTAGCACTGCTGAGGATGCTGCGGAAAAAGCGGGGCGTTTCTACGACAACAAGATCGCGGAGGCGATGGCAGCTGGAAATGGCGCTGAGGCAAGCCGGTTGCAGGAGGAGAAGAAGTACCAACAGGCGCTTCAGTTCGGACTCAACGCACCGCTGGGTTATGCAACCGAGCGATTCCTAGGCGTAGTTCCTGGTCTCAAGCAAATCACCCAGGGTGGCGGAAAACTTATCCCCAAGCTCGCCGCTGGACAGACTGTTGAGAACACCAAGAAGCTTGCCGGGTATTTCGCCAAGCAGGGTGTGAAGCCTACAGTCGGGGAATTTGCCCAAGAGGGACTGGAACAGGTAGGTGGAAACGTCAGTGAGATGGCTTACAATCCAGAGGCAGAGTTCACGGCCGGAGTTCTGGACGCATCTGGGGTTGGTGGAACCGTTGGAGCCATTACCTCGATTCCTTTGGCGTTGCTTGGATCCAAGTTGCGGAAGAATCGACTGGATAGGCTTCAGGAATTCCGAGACACCAGATTGGCTGAAGGACCGCTTTCGGATCAACAGATCAACGAAATCAATAACAGGATAGTCGCAGGGCAGCCGTTTACGGAACCTGAGCCAGGAAGCATTCTGGACCTCCTTAACGAAGACCCAGCTGCGCGCTCCTCAGTCGGAGGAAACAACGCTGAACTCCTCCCCAACGCCACCGCCACTCTGGCAGGAATCAACTCCGGCGGCGCGCCTTCTGGGCCGATTCGCATCACGCCGCCGCCTGTGACTGGTGGCGCTCCTGGGGAAGAAGCCAAGATTCCAGACATGGCTCTGGAGACGGATGTTGTTGATGAGGAGACTCCGGGAGTCCCACTGATTGACGTGGTCCGCTTGGATGATCTCCAGCGTAAAGCTTCTTCCGGCACCATTCAGCCCGACGAGCTTGAAGAACTTCGCGGGATGCATAACCGGCTGGGGCTTTCTGAGCCGGTTGTTGCAGAGGCGCCGGTCGCTGCTACTGAAACTCCCGCTACTCCCACCGAAGTACAGCCGCTGACAGATCAGGAGACCGCCGAGTTCATGGGACTGGACGACCAGGTTGTTCAGTTTGGATCGGACTATCTTACCCCTGAGGAGCAAGCGCGTTACGCTGAACTCGGCGATAGATTCGATGCGCTGAAGGAATCCGGGTGGTCATTTGAGCCTCCGCAGGGCGATCAGCCTGCGCGCTGGACTCCGCCTGCGACCGTGCCTACGACGCCAGCTGCGCCGGCGGAAACCCCGGTTGCGCCTGATGCCCCTACTCCTGCTGCCGCACCAGTCGCTCCCGTAACCTCACGCACCTTCCCGTTCCGAAATCGAACCATAGATGGCATGGTCGATAATGATACCGAGGAAATTATCGCATTTGCCAAATCAATAGCTGGCACACCTGGCGAGCGTGGGACGGCACCTAAGTACACCATCAGGGTTGACCGTGACGTTACGATTGACGCGCAGTCCGAGAAGGCGCTCGACAATGCTCTTCAGAGGATTTTGAGCGGCGCACCAGTTCGCGTGTTCAGGAACGCCAGCAAAGGTGTGACGTTGGATTTTAATGAGCCGGGTCCAGTGACACCGGCGCCGGCCGCTGCGCCAGCTGCACCCAAACCAACCCCCGCACCTCGGCCCGCGCCCGCCCCGTCACCTCAAAACCCGCTCGCCAACCAAACCGTTGGATTCGGAAAACATTCCAACCTCCTGGTCAAAGACCTCCTTGCGCAGCAGCCAGACTACGCCGCATGGCTGGTCAGAAGCACCAGGAGCGCGGCACCTGGATCACGCACTCGGCAAGTTGGCGACTACATCAGCTCGCTGCCGGAATACCAAAACGCAGTCACAGAAGAGAAAGCGAAAGCCGAAGCAATCCTTACCGATGAAAACAAAACTTTCCTTACCGGCCTCAAAATCACAGCTCAGCAGAACCCGGATGGTAGCATCACCCTCCGGGGCAAGACTTACGACCGCCAAGATGACCTCCGCGCCGCTGGAGGAAGATATTCCAAGGACAGCCGCACCTACACAATCTCTGCCGCCGGTCTTGGGCAGTTTATCGAGCGATCAAGAGCTGATTCGGGAGCTGCTGGCGGACAAAGAAGTAGTGGCCCGGCTTATTCCCGTGATGTTGAACTCCGAAAACTCCGAGAGGATGCGGACAACCGGCCCGACCGAAGCGGATTGGATGGAGGCGTTGACAACTATCTTGGCGTAGAGACCCAGGGGCTTATCCGCCAAGGTGAAGCGTTTGGGATTCCAAGGATCGTTGGAGATGAGCAGATTGAAGACGCGGCCATGATAGTGCGAGCGTTTGCGGAACGAGACACCCGGCCGTTCTTCATGCTTTCCAGCGCACCTGGAACGGGAAAGACCTATGTGCTAGGCGCTGGTATCCGCGAAATGCGAAAGCGCGGTGCCAAAAAGATCATCTACGTGACCCTCAACAAGGGGTTGATCAAGCAGATCAATCAGGATTTGAAGGATTACGGAATCGGGGACGTGCGATTCATCACGTACTCTGAGATGAAGGAATTGCCAGCCGAAGAATCCGACGTGCTGATTTTCGACGAGGCTCACGCGATCAAGAACCTGACTGGAAGCGGATCAGAGCAGGCCAAGAAAGCTCAAGACTGGATCCAGCAAACCGGATTTCCCGTTTTCTCAACCGCAACGCCGTTCGAGAACCCGACCCAGACAGCCTACCTGCTGAATACTGGGATCTTTGATTCGTTCAACGGTGATTACAAACAGTTCGCTGCGGCCTACGGAGCAACTCCGTACAGAGGTAAAGACGGGCAGATAGCCAGAACCGTTTGGCTTCCGACCAAAACCAACGAGCAGGATCAAATTGCGGCCAGAAATTTCTTCCGCAAGGAGGGCATATTTACGGCCCGAAAGACCCGGCTGCCGGCGGATCAAGTTGATTCGCGTCTGGTGCCCATCAAAGGGGATGAAGAATGGACCAACACCTACAATGCGTTTGCGGCTGAAGCCGAGGCGCAAAAGAGCTCCCTCGATGGCACCGAAAAGATGTGGATCATCAACTACAAGAAGCGCCTGCTGGAAGCATCCAAGATTCGGAATGCAATCGGAGAGGCGCGTCGCGCCCTGAGCGCCAAAAGATGGCCGATCATCTTCGTTGAGACCAAGGCCGAGAGAAGTATCGACATCGAAGAGCAGCGAAGGCTTCAAGAACAATTCAAGCGCGCCAAAGCCTTGGCAGAAATGATGGGAGGCGAGAGGCCGAAGCGTTCGGATTACGAAGGATTGCTGTCGGATGGAATCATCAATGTGCTGGAGGCCACGATGGACCGCCTCGGTACGACCGTGATCTCGATACCGTCTGCGGAAGACGTGATCAAAAACGAGATTGGGGCCAACGATGTCGCGATCTTCACGGGCTCAGTGCCAGATGCGCGGGCTCAGAAGAATCTCGAACTCTGGCGCGGTACCAGGCCGATGGTCCTGGTAGCTACGATGGCCAAGGGTGGCACCGGTCTGTCACTGCACGACAAGACCGGAGAGCATCCGACGACGCAGATCAACGTCAACCTGCCTTGGACCGCATCTCAAGTTGAGCAGGTTTCGCTACGGTCTGCGCGCTACGGACTCAGGGGTAAAGCCCAGATGATGTGGCTCTTTGCAGACAACATTCCGTTTGAGCGGGAGCTGGCGACCCGCGTTGGTGGCCGCATGAGGGACATGGGCGCGCTGGTTCAAGGAGAGGTGGGGACTACCGCTACAAGCATTCGGGACTTCAATTTCGAGGATGAGTCGTTCTCGGAGGCTAATGCTGCTGAAGCAGCTAAGAAGGACCTGACGAAGGAGGAGCCTAAGGTTGCGCCACCGGCTGCGCCGGTTGTCACTGTGCCAGCTGCGCCTACCGTCACCTCCCCCAAGAAAGGTCGCAAAGCTCGCGAGTGGAAATTTAAGGGTGACATCCTAGACGACATCATTGCCGTTGGCGGGGTCATGTCTAAAACGCAGGCAAACAACGAAGGACGCCTAAATAGGATCAAGGAACTCTACGACGACGCGCCTAGACTAGATGCGTACTTCAATAAAATCTTCGCAGGAAGGTCACGCGGAACAACAAGCCGGAATCTGCCAGACGTACTCCTCCAGGAGCTTGCCATGCAAAACCCCGGCAAGTACGGGGACATGAGTGTGTCCGAGTTCTGGGCGGAGGTTGATAAGGCAGCCCGTGGTCGCAAAGGAGACGTCGCTGCTGCTAAAGAGGAAACTAAGGCAGCGGAAGCCGGCGCCAAAGAAGCGATGGGTCTCGATGCGTTCTTGCAGGCGCAAGATGAAGCCTTCGTTGATGCCCAGACAGAAGGGATGCAGAATGCTGGAGAACCAGACGGACCTGTTCAAATCTCAGTCGGAAGCCTTGCGCTGGGAGACAAGTTTTCGGTCCAAGGTGAGCAATTCGAGGTTACAGCTGTCACTCCAGAGGGAGGCTACACGATTCGCGATGGCGAAAAATTCGGCGTTCAGCAGCTGACGGAATACGACACGCTGTTTGTTGATCGACCGCCTAATCAAGGTGGGCCTTCAGGCGGCGGCCCCGGAGAAACCGGACCAGGCCCACGCAGACCACGCCTTACAGAAAAAGAAAACCAGGGCGACCTTCTCGCTAGCACGCAAGCTGAGCAGATCACGCTTACTGGCGAAGAGGGGATTGATGTTGAGGCCAGGCGAGAAAAAGCCCAAGCCGAGGCCCGCGCCGCTGCCGAGGCTAAGGCTGCCCAGGATAAGGCGCAGATGAAGATGGATTTTGGCGACGCCGTCGCCGAAGCCTCCGACGCGATCGCCCAGTTCGTCGAGTCCATCACTCCCAAGGCCGGCATCACCGACGGGCCGACGCCCGAGGAGTCTGCGCGCCGGGTTCTCGAAGCTCTTACCAAGCTCGCCTCCGCCGCGATCCGTTCCGGCATTCAGAGCGCATCCCGGTGGGCGGCTGGCTTACAGCTGAAGCTCAGCCCGGCATTGCAGTACGCCTGGGACCGCGCTCAAGGATCGACAGCTGAACCCACGCCGGAGGTTATCGCCGATGTAGCCACCATTCCGGAGCGTGCGGCTACCGACTTCGGTATGATCTACACCACGCCCGGCCAACCTGTGACCACCAAACGTGGCGCATACGAGGATACGGTTGCTGGGCGCCGATCCCGGACTCCCGAGGTGCAGAACGCTGGCTTCCAGCTGGCAGTTGATGCGTTCAATGAGGCAGGAGTGAAGTTCCGCCAGGTGGGCGACGCCTTGTTCGCGCCTGTCGATGGGGTTGACCAGGAGGATGCTGGAAGAAAGCTGATCGAGGTCGCCAAAAAGAAGATCGCCAAAGCCAAGGCTGATGGTCGCAGCGATACCATCGCAGAGTTGATCCAGTCGCTCCGCAACCACTTCGGCGCATCCGAGGCATTCAGCCCTGATACCCGAGATGAACTCTACCTGATCGGTCAGTCTGAGGCGTCCCAGTTTGGTATTAACCTGGCGAGCCTGAGGGCGTCCGTGAAGGACTTCGTGGCCATGGCCCGTAACGTGCGTGGATTCCTCACCTCGGCCATCTACGACAGCTTCAACGGCGAGAGCGTCAAAGGCGTGATGGACAAGATTATGACCGAGTTCCGTGGTCAGTTTACCGAAGCCGATATCCAGAAGATCGTTGGCGAGAAGCCCGACCTACAGGAGATGCTGAATCGGTTTGGAGTCTTGGCACTGGCCGACACCGGTGGTCGCGTGTACCGCGCTGTCCAGGCTCGCCTGAAGACCAAGAAGGCGCCGACCCAGAAGGCTAAGCAGAAGCGCAGCATTGAGGATGAAGCCATTGACCAGATCATCGAGAATGCTCTAGCCCTCGGGGTTACCGAGCCTCCCCAGCCCCCGAATCGAAAGCTCACGTCCGACGAGCGCCTCGCGCTGATGACCAAGCCTTCTACCCAGGCTAAGGTTCAGAAGGCCACCGAGGATGCCGTCAAGCAAGCCGAGTTCAATGCGGGCTGGAACATCATGATGGCCCGAGCGGCTGGCAACGAAGAGCTTCGCGCTCAGTACCAGGAAGCCATGGATGCCAAAGAAGATCCGGATCCAGAGGCGATCGAGGAGGGTCTCGACCTACCGCAGTACGCCCACTGGCGCACAATCCGCGACGGGTTCCTGAACTACTCGCCGACCACCTTGAAGCTCGCCCAGGACGTGATTCGCGGCCGGTTCAAGGGAACGCAGTTCGGGCCGAAAAAGGTAGCACCGCCGGCGCCGGCTAAGATCGACCTGGCGCGCCTGGTTCAACAGCCCAACGCCGAGATGAGTCGCGTGATCGGCGAGCAGCTGGCCGCGATTGAACGCGTCATGGACCTAGCCGGAGCGTCCCCGGAGGCTAAGGCCCGTGTGATGCAGATGATCACGGCCAACGTGGGGTCTCAGGTGCAGCTGGCCCGCCAGCGCGTGCTAAATAACTTCTTGTACGTGAAGGCCAAGACGGGCCCGACAACCGCCAGCGACCGCCTCCAGCGGCTGATCAACGCCGGTATCACCGAGGACCCTCGCTACCGGTCCCAGAAGACCCGCGACCTCCTGAAGCGCGTTGCCAAGACCTACCTGACAGCTGATGAGCTTTCGGGCATGGCGACCAGGACTCGGGCCGAGAAGCTCGCGTTCCTCACCGGCAAACTCAACCAGATCACCGCAGCCGAGAAGCTGACCGATGAGTGGATGCAGGGCGCTGTCTGGACGTATCTCACCGAGCGGATGATGGAGGCCGAGAACGCCGTAGTCTCCCAGATCGTGGGCGCCAAGGACGTTAGCTTCGATCCGGCTCAACCGAAGACCGAGGAGCAGCTGGAAGCTGATCGTGCCAAGGCTCGCGATCGCCTCGTTGGTGGTATCCGTGCCGGTCTACTGGACCAGCGCATCGCTGAGAGCGTCGCCAAGAACCCCGCGTTGCAGCGGTTGGTTCCCAAGATGAGCGACCTGGTGAAGCGGGTTCTCAATACCCCGCAGGCCGGGCAAGCCAAGCTGGCTCAAGCGTTCTCGGAAGCGTTGCTCTCAGAACTGGCGATTGACCAGGCGCTGGCCGACAAGACTGGAGTTGCGCTGGCCAAAGCGTTCGAGGCGAAGTTTGAGCGGGCACGCATCCAGGCACTGGATAAGGCGGTCCAGAAGCTCACCGGTAAACAGCGCGAGGAGGCTGGCCCAGGCACTCCGCTCTGGCAGAAGATCGAGCAGTTCGTGAACGCGGGCGGCATGAACTCAGCGGCGCTCCTGCAAAGCATCGCCAAGAAATCGGGCTGGCAGGTGCCTACCGACGAAGAGGTATCCCGCTTCCGAGACCTGGCGCGCCTGGAGCAGGAGCTTAGCACGGCTACCGAAGAGGAGCTTAGCAAGGGCATCACGGATGACATCAAGGCTGCGATGAACGAGGGCAAGCGCATGGACGTTATGCGTGAACTCCAGATGCGTTGGGCGCGGATGACCATGCCGATCCGTGGCAATAAGCAGAACCTGGCAAGGGCGGCCAAGGAATACGGGTCAGCGAACACGTTGTTCAAGTTCGGCTTCATCACCAAGCAGCTGATCGACGTGGCTACGCAGATGTTTGTTTACACGCCGTCACGTGCAGGTGCGACAGCGATTCAAAGATTCATATCCAGTCGCGATCCGAATCGCACACTCCGCCTCTGGAAGGATACGGCGACCACTCTCGAAGATGCCTATAAGGCGCGCTTCAACGCGCTCAGTATGGCGTACAAGTCCGCACTCCAAGCCGCCAAAGGCCGCGCTGAAAAGGATACCATCATGGGTCTCCAGAGCGGAATGCGTGCGCTGGATCGCATCAACGCGCAGGCAACGGAGTATTACAAGAGCGGCAAATACGCGCAGGCTACGGTGCTTCGTATTCTTGGACTCGCGCAGTTGTCCTACCGCTTCGCCTCATCCCTCGACGCATTCCAAGGTGTCCTGGCCGAGCAGCAGGAGATCGGTGCTTGGGTTGAATCGCAGCTGCGCCTCCAGGGCATGGGTCAGGCCGAGGCACGAAAGACTGCGAAGACAATCATCGGTGATTCAATCGCTGAGTACGCGTTGGCCCAAGCACTGGTCGGAGACAACCCCAACGTCGCGCCCAAGGATCGTAGCGCCGCTGCATGGAACGTCGTGCGCGCACGGCAGTACCAACGCATCGCGGCGGCCGGTTTGGACGCGGGAGACATCAAGGGTATCACGCAAAACCTGCGGTCCACCATTGGATGGAACGTCGAAGAAGAAGGAGGACCCGGTGGGGTTATCGGGCAAGCGATGAAATCCACCGGCAAAATCCTGTCGCGCATCGGGATTCCGGATCTTCTGGGAATGTTCTCAAACGCCGTTGCAATCGGAGTCAACCGTGGACTTACGTTTGCTGGCGGAGGTTTCGTTCCCGATGCGTTTGAGGGGTCCGCCTGGTACAAGACCGAGACCGATAAGGTGCAGCGCAAGATCGAGGCTGCGGCGGGACTGGGGCTTTCCGGGTTGTTCGTTGGATTAGTCCTCTCAGGCGCGCTGCGAGTCTTTACCAGATGGCCCGACGACAAGGAAGAGGCTGACCGATTGGAGCGTGAAGGCCACAAGCCCAACACGATGGAGTTGGATCTTCCTGATGGGAAGATGCTGCGTGTTTCGCTGAACACTGGACCGTTCCAGTACATTCGCCCAGCGCTGGCCGCTGTCGGCGAGCTTCAGTACACCATTGCCAAGCGCAATCGCCTCAACGAAAAGGCCGCTGCTGCTGCCAAGAAGAAGGGGCTCACCTTTGAGCCTCGCGAACTCACTGCGAAGGATGTTGGCTGGGCGTTGGTCTGGGGCGCCTACTCAGCTATCGCCCAGGGGCGCACCGCATCTGGAATGATCGGCGCCGGCACATATCGTGGAGCGCCGGATGTGGGTAAGATCGCCGCTGCTACTGTGAGCCCGCTGATTCCGTTCCAGCCTCTTCTGCGCGAGGCTGCCGCCATGTCCGGCGCGCAGTTCAACCCCAAGGACCAGACGTTCATCAACCTGCTGGTCCCGACGCCCTGGAGTGGCAAGGTCGATCGGAATTTCCTCGGGGATCCGGTCGGTACACCGCGTGCCCAGGAGCGCATCATGTCGATTCTCACTGGAGGCACCGCGATCGTTGGAGGCCCAGAAGAAGATCGCGCCTACCAGGTGCTAGCCAAGACTGGATGGACGCCGGCCACCCCTCAGAGCAACAAGTTCTTCCAGTTCGGCCGCGTGCAACGGCAGGCCACCCCGGAGGAGTTGACCAGGATGCAGGAGGTTCGCGCAGTCGAACTCAAGACCCGTATTTCGCAACTGGATCCTCAGACCGCCACCAAACGGCAACTGGACCGCATCGAAGACATCGCGAACGCAAAAGCGAAAAAAGCTGTGGGAATTCGATAATCCTGTATTGACGGCGCACGTCAGTTGCTATACGGTGACTGACGTATGAGCAACCTACAAGTCGCAACAACACAGCAATCGCAACCTCTCAGCGCCTTCTCTTCGGAGAACGCGTTCGTGTCCGTCCAACGCATGGCCAAGGCCCTTGCGTCCAGCACCCTCGTTCCCGATTCCTATCGCGGCGAGGCCAACCTCGGAAACTGCATCATCGCGCTGGAACTCAGTCAGCGCATCGGCGCCTCGGTCATGGCCGTCATGCAGTCGATGGTTCCAATCCACGGCAAGCCCACGTGGTCTGCCTCGTTCCTTATTGCCACGGTCAACAGCTGCGGCCGGTTCTCGCCGATGCGTTTCCGTTGGGTCGGAAAAGAGGGGACAGATGACTGGGGCTGCCGCGCTTTCGCTGTCGAGCGCGAGGGTAATCTCGAGCTTGTCGGCGCTCTGGTGACGATCGCCATGGCCAAGGCCGAGGGTTGGTACGGCAAATCGGGTTCCAAGTGGAAGACCATGCCGGAGCAGATGCTTCAGTACCGCGCAGCTGCGTTCTGGTGCCGCGCCTATGCGCCGGAGATCGCGCTGGGTATGCACACCTCGGAAGAGATCCACGACACTCAGGTAGCCCAGCAGGTCGTGCAGCCGTCTGTCGCTACCACCGTGACCAGTTCCGTTGTGGACGTGACCCCGACGCCGCCTGAGCCCAAGCCGCGCAAGAAGAAGGTCGAGCCAGAAGCCATCGCGGTCGCTGAGCCTGTGCCTGTGCCTGAACCTGCGCCGGCTCCCGAGCCTGAGCCCGCACCGGTCGAGGCTCCTGCCACCCCGGCACCGCTGCCCGAGTTGGTTGAAGAAACCGTCGAGTCCACGCTGGCCTCGGTTGGTGCGACCTACGAGCAGCTGGTGAAACTCGCCACCGAACTGAACTGGTGGCCGACGCCCGAGGCGTACCCGACGGCGAATGATCTGACTGAAGACCTGAAGAAGTGGGTGATCCGCAACAAGCGCGGCATTGGTCGGGCAGTGGTGAAGGCGGGAGGTGCCCTGTGAATCAAATATCACTGCTAGGGCAATGTTTTCACACGTTTTCCGAAAATGGCAAATTGGAGTGGCAAGGAGTTGTCATTGGGAACCCGGAACCAGGATGGTATCTGGTTCAACTTTGTGAATGGTTGTTTGGAAATGCGAGTAATCGGCGCATCGTCAGGATTGAAGAAATGAGTAAATGGGTTTTTTACAAGGATAGTGAGCAGATGAATGAGGCTTACGACCGTAAGTATTCAGGAGAATTGTAACATGAAACTTATCCACCCCATCGACGTACACACGTATCGCCAACACCCGGCGATCAACATCTCCAGCCTCAAGGCCTTTTCCCGCTCACCGGCGCACGCCATGGTCGGCTTTGAGGAAGAGCGGGAGACCTCGGAGGCCATGAATATCGGTAGTCTCTTAGACCACAAGGTCCTCGGCACGCCGTACCTCTGGACCACGTCGCCATTCGATGACTACCGGACCAAGGAGGCACGCAGCTGGAGAGACGAGCAGGAGGCCCGAGGCGTCACCGT